ATGTCATCGGGTGCGTACCGCTCGGCTACAGAGTTAAGTACCTCTACTAGCTTAGGAGTATCCTTTTTCTGGTTGTAGGTGTCCGGTACTCGTAGTATGCGAGCAGCGTCGAACACATTTGGATCAGCACAAAATTTCTGAGTAATACATACTTGCTCTAGCCGTTTGGCAATAGGCAACCACTTCTCTGTAGGCACTTCTTCCGTAAACGCCCAGTAAATGTGTAGACCGTAACCCGAACTGACTATTACAGGTTCAGGGAGATCAACGGTTCCACAAAACTTCTTGAGAGCTTTTAGTCCTTTCTTCTGACTAGCATAGCCTTTTGGTAATCCTGTAGAGGGTTCTATCTCTTCTGCTTTGTCTCCGCCGCAGTCTATATCGAGCCATATGGCTCCAAGGGACTCTACATTCTCAACCTTCCTACTGCCTTTTTCTTTCAGCTTACCCAGAGCAAAGTACACATCCATGCCCTGTTTAGTAAACTTGTTAGCTATTTTGTATGCTTTTTCTAAGCTAGGTGTAAACTTTGGTAGAAGCTTACCCTCCTTCATGCCGATCACATTGTATATGCCGCCTCTCGGGACAACATGGTCTATGAGATCGAATTTTTTCATTAGTCGTATTCAGCTATTATTTCTTCTATCAGTTCCGTAAGTTCTTGGTTGGGTTCATGAACACCTGTAAACCAGTTGTAGACAGTCTGTCTACTGACTCCCAACTGGGATGCAACCTCGGTAACGGGTACATCATAATCAATGCACACGCGGCCAAGGCGAACACCCAGAAGAGATTGGTCAGCTTCTTTGTTCAGACTACTTATACGTGTCGTATAGCCGTAGCTCATGAGTATTATTTACTCCAGTCTGAAATAAGGTCTTCGATGTCATCTTCATCATCGTCAGGAACATCTTTCTTCTTTTTACGCTTACTGGGTTCTTTGACTTCTTCAACATCATCGTCATCGATATCTTCAGATTTAAACCCGCTATCTGAGTTATCAACTCCGAAAGGAGTAGCAGACGAATCATCTGCACTGAACCCTTCTTCTTTACCGAATGGAGAAGGTGCTTCATATGGCACATACTTAACTACCTGTACCATACGTAGCCAGAGTGCTACGTTACCACCACCCATTTTGTGTGGAAAAAAATCAACGGCTATATTTACTGTACTACCACTAGTGAGCATGAAGTCCTCGCCAAGTAACTTTTCTTGTGAGTCATACTGCTTAGGTGGTGTAGTCAGCTTACCGCTGTACTGGGCTTTTATACTAGTCTTAGCTAGATAAGTACCGTCTTCTTGTTTCTTGAAAATCTTTTTGGCTTTAGGGAGTTCTTCCGGCCAAGATTTTTCACGTCCTTCCATATATGCTTCTTTCATCAAAGCATACAGTTCCGCTGCCTGATCTTTGTTCATTATGAAGCTCATCTCGTAAGCGGCTCCATCTTGTGTAGGGCTACATGGAACGCTCTTGTTTTGTGCTTCGCTCCAGTGGTAGGGCTGGTTGATTCGTGGATACATTGCTGTTACGCCACGTATAACGTGAGATTTATATTTCTTACTAGCCATATGCTGCTCCGTAAAAGGGTTTGGTTGTACAGCTTCTTCAAGCTGCTGTGTGTTTTCTAGTTCTTCCTCTGTCAAAGGTCGAACTGGTTTGAACAACATTTTGTAGGTATTTCCATGTTCCACAAAATATATTTCAGTTAGCACGCTACCGATTTCTTCTCGGTTACGTTTTAGATGCTCCTCATATTTATAAAGGCTCGTCCTGTTATCTTCTTTTGAAAATAAACTTAAAGCTCCAAGTCTAATTTCATAAAGATACTTAGAATCAAGAAACGCTACTTTAATTAAAGTAAAGTATTTACAAGGTGCTCCCGCTGTACCCCATCCTACTTTGACACTTTGATCGCAGTCTAAGCATCTGGGGGCTTGCTTGTTAGCTACATCTTCATGCGGAAAGTCGCATCCTACAGACCAACAAACAAGGTTGTCGTCCTTGTAATAGTTTCTTGATAATATTCCTCTATCTGTAATTACAACTTCTATAGAGCGCAGAGGCTCGTAAGTATCAGGGTGTATGAAGCACCCATCCTTTACCCGAAGTCGGTTCATTTTTTAGAGGGTTTACGAACAGAGATAATGTTTTTTCGTATAACCTGAAGGCTTGGTGGTACTACATCTGGATTAGCTTCCAGAAATTCCTTCATGTTTGTACTGTGCACTCGCTTCTCAAGCAGGTGCATAGCGTCGTTCTCTTTTATAAAGTTGTGCATCTCATCCCAGTTACTTATTTGGAATGTAGTTTGTATCCTGCGGGATACCGTACCAGATGCTAGTTTAAGAGATTCGCCTTTTTCACCAAAGAAAGAATCAAGCTTCTTGGCTACTTTGTCTTGCTGTACTTTTATTTCTTTTATCTCTTCTTCTTTTTCTCTAATGGCGTCTCTCATACTGAGATACACAGCCGTTAGTTTATCTGCCTTGTCTGTTGCGTTCATCACTACTCCTTTTCAATCGGGACAAGTAGTGTACTGCTACGCTTTACAGTGTCAAGTATTTATTTCTTGTTTATATAAATCGACTATCTTGTGGTGGTGGTCGATGTTAGACCGCAACATCTTGTATAGGCGTGTCTCAACTTCACTACCGCGAATGTGAACAACAGTCATTGGGTTGTGCTGACCGGGCCTATCTATACGCGCATTAGCTTGTAAGTATGTCTCTACACTAGTAACAGGTGCATACCATATGACTGTGTTAGCAGCAGTGAGAGTAAGACCGTGTGAAGCTGCCTGTGGCTGAATAATCAGCACTCTAGGCTTTTCGTTTTCTTGGAAGTCTTTGATTACCTTGTTTCTTTTGTTAACAGAAACTTTTCCTGATATTACATCGCAAGATATTTTGTTAGACAGCAAGAAGTCTCTTAGCAATTCAATAGTATGAGTAAAAGGCACGAACACCAGAACCTTGTTAGATGACTCGTCTATAGCTTCTTTCACGATGTTCAATCTGTTGCTTACATCGAACTCAATTACTTCTTTGTCATCTGAGTAAACAGCACCGCCTGATATCTGTAGAAGTTTGTTGAGGTTAGTCGCTGCATTTACAGAAGTAACCTGCTCTCCGTCAGCTTCCATCATCATCCGCTCTTTCAGCAATTTGTAGTAAGCTGCTTGCTGTTTGGTCAGCGGTGCCTCTCGCTCTACGTAAGTAACAGGGGGTAAGTCAAGACATTGACTTTTCTCAAACCTAATCGCAGGTTGTAGAACTTCATGCACGATCTTGTCTGCGTCTCGTTTTGGCCTCCACGTAAACTGTGTGGCCTTATACATCACTCTGTCTCTGAACTGCCCAAAGTATTTAGGAGCGTTAGGGTTAACTAGCTTTGCCAGACCAAACGCATCAACGGGTGATTGGGCTGCGGGAGTACCAGTAAGCATCCAAAGCCACGGAATATCTGCAACGATATCTCGTAATACTTTCCACCTATTTGTTTGTGCGTTCTTGTAGGCGTTGGCTTCGTCTACGACAACCATGTCAAAGCCACCGTTCATGATCTCGTCTTTGACCACAGCCACACCATCGAAGTTTATAATCACGAACTCAGACCCTGCCTCTATTATTTTCTTCCTTCTAGTAGAAGTACCGTGGGCAATTGAACAGCTACGGTGCATAGCAAACTTAAACAAGTCTTCTTGCCATGCTGATTTCATAATAGACAGAGGACATATAACCAACACGCGATTTACCAAACCCTGCTGCATAAGATAATCAGTTGCCCATATTACAGATGCAGTCTTTCCGGTGCCTTGCTCGTTAAAACAGAAGCCCTTCTTGTGTAGGGTAAGAAAAGAAGCTGTCTCTTTCTGGTGGTCAAACGGCTCGTAGCGACCAGTAAATTCATAGTCGCGCATCATAGGAGAAGGCACTTTCTTAACTTTTAAGTCAGCTAGCACCTGTGATTCTTCCAGACCCCACGGTATTACGATCTTGTATATACCGTTCTCTTCTTTCAGAATCTTATAGTTACTTACTCTTTCCGTAATTAAATGAGGCTGTCTTGTATTTAGTATGACAGCCCTGTCGTGGACTACTTTCACTTCTTCTTACGCTCTCTTTTACTGGTTTCAGATACCAAGTTACCTTTAGAGTCTCGCTTAAAAGATCGGTTCCGTGACTTACTCTCTACTCTAGTACCGTCAGAGTTTTTACCTCCTTTATCCAGAGCTTTCTTGTGTGCTACATCCTTGCCATCACCTTTCGTGACCTTGCCCTCGCGCATTGCTTTGCGTCGAGCAGCGTTGCGTTTAGCACGTTTCTTTTTCTGATCCTCTGTGCCTTGGTAGTTCTCGTATTCTTTTTTATAGTTACGTTTCTTGGTTGGCATTTCTACCTCCTTCAGTATTGCAGATGCTCGTGTACTGATACGTGGTTAGTCACTACAGGACGCCAATCTGTGTTAAATTTATTACCTTTGCCCATATTGCAATCTTCACAAAGCACTTGCAGGTTAGAGAAGCACAGGGCCAAATTCGGTTTGTGTGATTTAGGTATTATGTGATCTACATGTACCACCACTCCGTGTTGTTGCGGGGTACGGTTGCATATAGCACATTGTGCTTTATATGCCTCTAACACTTGCATTCTTACTTCACGCCATTCTTGTTTTATTTCTTGGCTATCCCATCTTTCATAAACATCTTCACGTTCTATTCTACGATAGTGAAGTTTAAGCATGTCTTCTAGTGCTACTTTAGGATGTACACCTTTACTAGCACGCCATCTTATTTGCTCAAAAATATCCCACTGCCAATACTCTATGTGCCTACCACACTTTTTTAATCTGTCAGTAAATCCTTTTGTAGGTTCTTCGCGGAGCAGTGCACGATACAAATCTTTTAGTAGGTGTAAATTTATTTCTGAATATTGCGGAGAACCAAAATTTTTTAATGTATCTAACAAAGGTTTATTAAGATATGTCCTCATACTGTTATAGTCATGCCAATTATTATGGTCTTTATTATCAGTCCACCACAGTACATTACAGCGTGGGGCATCTCTTCTAATGTCTTCGTCAAAAAGATTTACTTGCTGTGGTTCACAGACTATACGCATATCATTTCCTATTATGTTCGCAGCTAGTAACTGGACAAAACCCACACAATGGGCCGTCTACTGGATTCCAAACACCTTCGTTACCTGCTACTTCAATACGCTCAAGTGCTTCATCGAACACGTTTATGTAAGACTTGTACATATCTGCGGTGTGTTCTTTGGCTACAAAGCCATCACATATAACAAAAGACAATGCAGATTTAATCTTCTTAACTTTAGGGAAGTTTATAAACACAGCACCTGCAAGTAAGTCTAGCTGTTTAGTGTCCGCATAGTTCGCAGTCTTACTGGTTTTATAATCAACTAGAAAAGCTTTATCTCCGTTAACTATTAGTAAGTCAGCTATGCCTCGGTACCAGACATCAGGAGCCATAAATTTCGTCGGCTTAAATTCATCACCTTCTTTGGCTACACCAAGCCTAATCTCGCAGTGCTTCTCACCTTCTATCCGGTTAAAAGCATCCAGTGTTTTTCGTAAGAAAGCATATTCTTTTTCTAAAGGCTCGCCGTCTTTTATATATTTTTCAGCCGCTTTATGTACTTTATTACCGTATACAGTAGCAGGGCTACCTCGGTCTTTTACGTCCTGTTTAACATATAAGTGGTAATACTTTTTGGGACACTGCTTAAAGGTATTAACCTTACTGTAAGACCAAGCTGTCACAGTCTATCCTCATATTCGCTGACAGGTGGTACGCCCGTAGCTGTTAACTTACCTTCCTTAACAAGAGCAAGACGATTAGCTTCCTGTGCAGCAGCTATTTCCTTTTTATTTTGCCCAGTGTACGGAACCGCCAATCGTTCTTTGATAAGGAGTTTCGTAATAAATCCTTTTCCCGTTTTGAACTCGCCCAGAAATCTTCCAAACTTTCCTTTCTCTTTTGTTGTGAGCGCATATGTTCTTCCCACGATGAGAGCTTTTTGAACGTAGGCTTTTGCGAGGAGTCCATGAGCTTTCTCCTGTTTATTTCTAGTGCGAGATTCGGGGCAATCAATCCCGAAAAGACGAATGCGCTGATTACGCAACCAAACATCAAACCCAAGATCAATATCCACATCGACTGTATCTCCATCTACGACTTTGACTATTACCGATTTGTATTCGTACATTACTCCTCCTCTACTATTTTTTCTCTGAGTATTGCGTCCTTCCATTCTTTACACCACGGGCAGAACCAACCTTTACGATACGCTCGCGGGTGCTCATCACCGTCTTGCTTCTCGACGTAATTGAGCACCTCAAGCATCTTCTGGCCGCACTTACACTTCTGTTCCAGTTTCTTGTACATCGTCGTCTAGTAATTCTTCTAGTCTTTCTAGCGTATCTGTAAGTCTTTTAACGAGCTGGATGATTTCTTCCAGTTCATGCTCATCTAATTTAAATGTAGCTTTCATAGGCTCCTCAATTCACTGCGTGCCCCCAAGGATAAAGGCACGGCTAGCCTTAGCGCGGCTTCTTCGGCATACGCACACGGGGGAAAGAGAACGCCTTTGCTCAGGCCCATCGATAGAAAACCTGAACTAGGGAGTAAACAAGGGGCCGTGTCATATACTGTGGGTGTTTTCGAGGCAAAACGAATGCCAAAAACCTCTGCCCACCGCCCACTGGGGCTAACAGGCTCCGTAGGAATCACCAAACCCTCCCTCACAGTCGAGGGGCAGGTCTGGTGCCCATTTGGGCCGTATCTTCATAACCTTTTCTACTAGGCGCATGCCCTGTTCTACCTCATCCTCTGGGACAATGCACCCGATGGCGTCATGTACGGTCATCACGACCTTGTACTTCTGTGATACACGCAGGAGTTGCTCACCGATGACGATCCGTGCCAGTGCCTGACACACGTTCTCGATTACTTTCCCTCCATATATTCTAGTATCTACAAGAGTTCTACCCTTCCGGGTCTTGTACAATAACTCTGTTTTACCCTCTTCGTCAGTCTCTTTTCGCAATTCTGGGTATTTTATGTATAGGCCGTTTGGCAACTTGATCCCTTTCTTGCCATCCACCTTCAGTATGTCCTCGCGTCCAAAAGAGCTACTCTGATCGCCCATAACCACGTCTAGCATCTTCCCTGCCTTACGCCATAGCTTGGGTATCTCTGGGTATGTGTCCCTGTATACCTTTATGATGCGGTCACATTCTTCTTGTTCCAGTTCTACACCGAAATTTTTTAACTGCTCTCTAAATTTTACAGCGCCCATACCGTAGCCTGCGCCTAGTATCGTAGTCTTACCGACGAATCTTTCTTCTTTGTTTATCTCATCTTCAGGCTTATCGTAGATGGCAGAGGCCATTATCTTGTATACATCATCCCCTCTGTCGAACGCTTCAACTAGGGTGTCCTCCTCGGCCAACCATGCCAGTGTCCGTGCCTCTATCTGGGACAGGTCACAGTCCACAAACTTGTACCCCTCTGGGGCGCACATGGCCTTCTTGAGTTGCGATCCACGGGGTAGGTTCTGCATGTTTATCTTGTCATCGCCTCCCCAACGGCCTGTGTGAGCCGCGTAGTAGCGTAATGGGATGGGCAATGCCCCCCTGTTGCCTATGTCTATAAACCTCTGGGTGCGTGTCTCTTCGATGGTAGACCTTACACCTAGTCTAGCAGCCACAATAGCTTGAACCTCTGGGTTCTCGTGTTCTTGAAGTTTTTTGAAGGCTTCATCACTTTTGGCAAATGCGTAGGTCTCCTTGCCCGTTGTAGGGCTTATTTTAGTAGGGGGCTTGATGCCATATTCTCGTAGAAGTTCTGCAAACTGGGGATTACTTGTTAGTTTTTTCTTGTCGTGGTTGACCTTGGACAGCAGTTCTTCTTTTTTGTTCACAACATCTTCAAGGTGCGCGTTGAGTACATTCAAATCCAAGCGTAGCTGTGGCTCACTAAACATGCGGATCGTGAGATCAATCAGGGCCAGTTCAAAGTTTGGGAAGTCTTTTTTCAACACGTTGAATAACTTGTAGGTAAGCTCAACGTCCTGCACGCAGTAACCACCGTAGGCTTGCATCTCTTCCTCGGTGAAGTCCAGACGCTTCTTGCCTATGGCATTGTGTACCTCAGTGCCTTTCTTACCCAAGTTGTAGTATTCAGACAGGGCAGCGAGACTCCCCCCTACTTCTATAGAATGTATAGCGCGTGCCATAGCTAGCGTATCAGCTATGTATCTGGGTCTAATATCGAAGTGCCAGTTGAGGATTGCCATGTCGAACATGGCGTTGTGCGCGAGCGCAATGGAGTTGTCCCAATCGAACCCGTGTAGAAACTCAGCTATTTGTTTTTTGCTGCCAGAAAACCAAAGTGGCGCACAAACTGATGATAGTTCTTGCTCCTGTCCTTCGCGCTTAACAGCCACGCCGATAACTTCAAAGCGGGGGTCACGTATATATTCTTCAGTAGTGAGTTTACTTAAACTAAAATCTTTGGCGTAAAAAGTTTCAAAGTCTATGGTGAGTATGTTCATTGGATTTTAGGTACTCTTCGAGTACGCCTACGTTCTCTTCATTGATAATAAAAGTGGTGCCTCCTGCTGTTCTAATAGCAGCAAGCTCTCTAAGTTGGAGGGGGGTAGCCTTGTTTTTACCGGCTTTGCATTCAATGCCAATAAAAGTACCGAGGTGACAGCATACAACATCGGGAACGCCGGAACGACCCATGCCATATGTAGCAGGAAAAAAGTAATAGACTTGGTGCTTCTTTAATATAGCTACAACTTTATTCTTAACTTTCTTTTCGGGAGTGAGAGCCATTCAACAAGAATAGCTTAAAGATTGGACTTTGTAAAGGAGGGAAATAAAAAAAGCCCCCGCTCGAAAGCGGGGGAAAAGAAGCATTTAGGAATTCCTAAATGCTCAAGGGGAGGGTTAGTGGAGGTGTTTTGAGTTGAGTCCTTGGCAGTTTTCAAAAGCTAGACCGGCTAGATGTAAGAAGCTATCTTCTTTCCAATTAGTCTCAACTGCTATGTCTGCTGCTTTTGCTACAAGTAAAGTAATCAGAAGCAACGCGGGAGTTTCTGGGTTTACAGTAGCTAAAAATTTATCTAGTCCGGCTTCATGTTCCTGCCATTTCTTAGATATCTTTTCAGACAACCATTCTATCTTTTCATCTTCACTCATTATTAACTTTCTCCCGCTCAAAAATTATACAGAACCGCATACCGGTTTCATGGATGGCTTTTACATCCCACCCGTCTGATGACATATCATTCATGTACTTTGTCATCTCTTCTGTTGCGCCATGTTCAAAAAATTTAACATCGTATTCCATCGTCAGTCTCCTGAATGTCTTTCATAATTTCTCGCCTTAGTCTCTTGCGATCCTCGGGCGAACACTTTGTAGCTATCTTAATATCACCAAGCCTTAGTTTATAGCTTGACGGCTGCCAGTACAAAGCAGCGGGGGGATCGGTGACGAGCATGTACTGCCACGTCACCCCATCGATGTCTAGGTAGAAGGATTCACCTGTCACTCTCGTCCTCCAGAGGCCGCGATGCGGCCTCGTTATCTACATACTCGGTTAAGACCCTACGCATTTCCTGTGTGTACTTAGGGCCAGCTTTGAAATGGTCTACCACATACTGTGGTAGACGCACGTTGACATGAAGCATTGCGGGTTTGACCCCTTTGCCTCTGGTTCTTTTTGGCTCAGTTATCGAATTCAAGTTGCACCTCATCAAGTAAAAAGAATTTATTTTCTGATACTTTGAAACCTGCTTCATGCACAAAGGTCTTGTGCTCTGCGAGCTTTAGCAGACCCAAAGCCATACGCATATTCTCTGGCATCTCTTCGCGCTTGAATCGTTTCGGTTGAT